GATTGGAACCAGCAAGCCTTAGGGAAAGCAAATTCATATTTAAGTGTTTCTGCTTTTTCTCGCCAAGGATTGGTTGATCAGTTGATTTTTGATCAATTCACACCAGATCAGGCGTCTTTTGGTGTCGGTCAGTGCGGTGCTGACTGGAACTATCAGGCTTCAAAAAAGGCTGCTCAGTATTTGGAGCTTATGGCTTTTTCTCGGGAACAGCTTATTGCTCAATTGGAATTTGACAAATTTACTCACGAACAAGCGGTTTATGGAGCTGAATCCAATGGATTATAGCTTCTGAAATAAAGCATCTGCTATTACGCAGGTGCTTTTCTTATGCCTAAAATCAGGTGGTGACCATATTGGAAAAGTAAAATGCCCCTATTGTGGGTATGGAATGCCTTTGCGGTTAAGCCAGACGGCTGACTGTAAGGGTATTTTTATTAAATGCAAGGGAAAGAACTGCAAACAGATATTTGAAATAAAAGTAAAAAATGGAAGGCAGGTCAAGTAGTGCCATTATGAGCCGATGACCTCACAGGAAAGGGTGAGATTATGGCTTACGATGGCTCTTTAAAATTTGATACCAGGGTTGACAGCTCCGGTTTTAAGTCTGGAATTGAAAAGCTGGGGAGCATTGCGAAAACCGGGCTGAAAGTAACAGCCACCGCGATTGGAGCGGTAAGCGGTGCGTTTGGCGCCGCTGTTCTTTCCGGCGTTAAGTACAATTCCCAAATGGAACAATATATTACTTCCTTTGGTACGATGCTTGGCAGCGCGGAAGAAGCCACAAAGCTGGTTAACAATCTGAAAGAAATGGGGGCCA